CTGGCGCTATCGCTGGTGATTGGCGGCGCGGTGGCGTCGTCAGTCGGTGCAGCTTTCCGCACGGTCGAAAGCGGCATCGACAAGCTCAAGAAAAAGGGCGACAAGGCCAAGGTGCTGCAAAGCACCATTGGCGAAACCATGAAGCTGCAGGCCGAGTGGAAGCGGGCGCACGAAACCGGCGCGGCCAGTGCTGACAAGCTGCTGCGCAAACTCAATGGCAACCTTGATGCACTGCGCAAGCAAGGCGTGGAGGTTGGACGCCTGGGCCGGGAGTATCAACGCCTGGGCCGGGACGCCAGAGCCGCCGACCTGCAGGTGAAAGGACGCGAGCAAATCGCCGCCGGCCGGGCCTCGCTCAAGTCCACCGTAGGGGCTACTGCAGTGGGCATCGGCCTGACCGCCGTACCCACCAAGATCAGTGCGGACTATCAAGCGATTATCCGTGACATTGCAATCAAGGCAGACGCGGCCAACCAGCCCGAAGAAGTGCAGCTAAGCCGCAATGTCATTCAAACCTCGAATGACACCGGCATGGCCCGCAATGACGTGGCCGACCTGATCAACCAGCTGGTCGGCGCCGGCATGGAGCTGGACAAGGCCATGGCCTACTCCAAGACGGCGGCCAAGTTCGCGGTAGGGCAGGGTGCATCGGGCGTCGACACGGCCAGCATGATCATGGCGCTGCAGCAAAACGCCAAGATTACCGACCCCAAGGTGATGCAGCAGGCCCTTGAGGCCATTGCTTATCAGGGCCAGGCGGGCAGCTTTGAAGCCAACGACATGGCCAAGTGGTTCCCGCAGCTGCTGGCGGGCATGGAAAAGAACGGCATTACCGGCCTTGATGCTGTGTCGTCGCTGGGCTCGATGCTGCAAGTGCAGATGAAGACTGCAGGCAGTTCGGACGAGGCGGCCAACAACTTCAAGAACTGGATGGAGAAGATCGGCGCCGGCGACGTGGTCAAGGCGTACAAAGACGCCGGGATTGATTATCAGGCTTCGCTCAATACCGGCCTGCAGAAGGGCATGAACGTCATTGAGGCGTCCATGGGCCTGGCCATGAAGTATGTGGAGGCGACCGACCCGGCCAAGGCCAAAAAGATCAAGGATGCTCAGGCCAAGATCGATAAGCAGGTCGACCCGGAAAAGGCCAAGGCAGCGCTTGAGGCCCTGGAAAAGACCCTGCGCACCGGTGACCTGTTTGCCGATATGCAGGTGAAAGCGGCGCTGACTGCCTACGGTCAGAACCGAGGGCTGTACAACGAGCTGAAAGCCGATTCCATGAAGGCAACCGGCATCCTCGACAAGAACCTGGCCGAGCGGCGCGAAACGTCGGCACAGCGCTGGTCTGAGCTGGTGCAGTCCACTGATGACGCCATGCGCAGCATCGGTGATGCCATCCGGCCGGCGACCGATGCGTTTGCTACCGGGGCGACAACCGTTGCCCGCTGGGTCACCAAGTTGTCGGACGATCTACCCCAGTTGGCCATGGGCCTGGCAGGGCTGGCCACCGCTGTCGGGACGGTGTTTGCAGCGCGCAGCGCGGCCAGGGTAGGCCGGGGCGTGTTCAACGTCGCGCGCGGTCGCGCTTGGGGATATCGCCGTGCAGGCAAGCTGCCAGGCGGGCCCGAACAAGCGACGGCGCCCAAGACCGGTCGCCGGGTGGTCGACGCCGGCTTAGGCGCATTGGGCAAGGTGCTGGGGGTGCCTGCCAGTAATGACCCTGCGCAAACGCCCGGCAACGAGCCCATGCGCGTGTTTGTGGTTAATGCTGATGCCTTCGGCGGGCTGAGCCCTTCCGGGCCTAATTCAGGCCCTGGAGGCGCTACACGGGGGCGTCGGGTGCGCCGCCGGCGCCGGGCGGTTGCGCCGGCCCCTGTACGCTCGCCGCTGGGCGTGCATCGGCCGGTACCAGCTGCAGTTAAGTCGCCAGTACGGCTAACCCCCGTGGTCGCCCCGCCGGCGGCCATCAAACCACCGGCTACTGCGCCAACGATGCCCGCACCACGGCCGCCCGTTGCCATGCCATCGCCCGTTGCGCCAAAGGTCCCCGCGCCGCCAGCGCCGGTAGCGCAGCGCTTGGCGCCGGCGTTACCCGCTGCAGGCGTTTCTAAGCTGGTCGCCGCTCCGGCGGTGCCTGAACTGAGTCGCCTGGGCCAGATGGTGCGTAGTGTGCGTGGCGTCACCAAAGTGGCAGGCAAGCTGCCTGGTGGCCAGGTCGCAGACGCCATTCCCGGTGTGCTCGATACGGCACTGAACGCAAGGACTCGCGACGAGAAAGCCGAGGGTTATGGCGGTGTGGCCGGGGGCATGGCTGGGGCATGGGCGGGCGGTATCGCCGGCGCCGCAATCGGGTCCGTGGTGCCAGTGATTGGTACTGCCGTTGGCGGTGCTATCGGCATGGCCCTGGGCGGCCTCGGTGGCGAGTCCCTGGGCGGATGGTTGGGCAAAACCTGGTTCGGTGATGACAAGGACAAGCCCCAGCAGGAGCAGGAGCCAGTCGACGGCCTGGCCGCGCCAGCGCCCCAGGCGCCGGCAGTAGCCACGCCGGCGCTGGCAATGCCGGCGCCGGTGGTCGAAGCGCCCAAGCCTTTGCCGCCTGTGCTAGCGCCGCCGGTGGTAGTCACCTCTGCGCCGGCGCCGAAAGCGCCTGACCCAGTACCGGCCGCGCCGGCGCCAGTGGCAAGCCCGCCGGCGCCGGTCAAGCTGGCGCCTGAGCCAGTAGCCTGTCCGCCAGCGCCTGTTGTCCAGGGCATGGCACCGCCAGCGGCGCCAGTGTCCGTTCAACCGCCTGTTGTTACGGTAACGGCACCTGGCGCCAAAGCGTCTGCGCCTACGCCCGCTGTGAAGATCGAGGCAGGCGCGGCACCGGCCCCGGCACCTGCCGTGCCCAACAAGCCCAAGGTGTTCGAGCGCTTGCGGCCCGAGCCTGCGCGGGGTCTACGCCGTAATACCGCCGAGCGGGCCGAGTCGATGGGCGATGTGGTGCGCTCGCTGGTTGAGGTGGCGGCGCCTGTTGCTGCAGCACCAGCACCACCGCCGCCCAAGCCTGCAGAGCAGGCCAGGTCGGAGCCGCCCAAGGTAGAACAGACCTTTTCAATTGCGCTGAGTATGCCGGTCACTATCGAGGGGGATGTGAAAGACCCTTATCAGACAGTGGCCGCCATGGAAACGCCGTTGCGAGGACTGTTTGAACGCCTGCAGCGCGAGTTTGCAGGCAACCGCTTTAGCGCCCAGCTGTACGACGAGGCGCACGTCTAAGGAAACGCGATGGCTTATATGGAGCTGATGAAATCAACGCTATCGTCATTGGTGGCGGCCGGTGAGGCCGGCCGTACCAGTGTCGATGGCATGTTAGGGCCGCTCAACGGCGCCGTCAGTGACATGACCGGTGCCGCGTCCGAGCTGGATAGTTTGCCGATGGTTGGCCCCGCAGTGGGGGCAAAGCTGCAGCGTACCTTGCGAGCCATCAACGCCGCCCAGTCCACTGTGGGCACGGTGGCGTCGAAATACAGCCAGGTCACAAGCGCCGCCACACAGGTGCGCGAGCGCTTGGGCACGCTGAGTGAGCAGGCCGGCAAAGCGGGCTCGGCCATCAACCGCATGGCCGGCAAGGTCAGCCCGTCGCTGACAGGTATTCTGCCCAGCAGCACGTTTGGTAACAGTGCCACGCCGGCAGCGGCAGCCGTAACGCCGTTCCCGCATCTGCTGATTCTGCAGCCGCTCAAGGCAGGCTCGCAGCCCTATTACTTCAACCTCAACACGGCCGCGTTCGACGAGCTGCAGCGGCGTACTGCGTTCCGCTGGGCTGGCCAAGAACGCCTGTCCCGCGATATCGCCCAGCAAGGGGTCGGGCAGGGTGAGGATACGCTGACGATCAAGGGGGCTGTATTCCCGTTGTTCAAGGGCGGTATCAGCCAGCTGGATGCATTGCGCACGATTGGCCGGCAGCTGATGCCGGTCAGTCTGACCACCGGCTATGGCGCAGTGCTGGGCAACTGGTGCTTGCGTAAAGTCGATGAAGATCAATCGTCTTTGCTCGCCGGCGGTATCCCGCGCAAGCAAGGCTTCACCTTGGAGTTCATCAAATATGGTGATGACCTGCAGAACGTCTGACGGTGACGTGCTGGACACGCTTTGTCAGGCCTATTACGGGCATTTGAATGGCACCGTTGAAGCAGTCATGGAGGCCAATCAAGGCCTTGCTGAGCAGCGGCAACCTTTTCAAGCAGGGCTGTTGATCATGTTCCCTGATATGCCCGCGATCACGCCTGATGCGGAGCACATCACCTTGTGGGATTAGATCCCGGATCCTCCAACCAACCCCGCCATGTGCGGGGTTTTCGTTTTCGGAGTGCACATGAAACCTCAGTTTCGAATAGTCGCTGACGGCCGGGACATCACCGCGCTGATCAACGACCGCTTGCTGCTTCTTCGCACCTTGGACAAACCCGGTATGGACTCAGACGAGTTCGAATTGCGCGTGGACGACCGCGACCAGGCCGTCACGCTGCCTAAGCGGGGCGCCAACATTGAGGCATTCATGGGGTACGAAGGCCAGGCGCTGGCTCGCCTTGGTAGCTACCGGGTGGATCAGGTCGAAGTAACTGGCCCGCCTGACACCATTACCCTGCGCGGCAAGGCCAGCGACATGCGCGGCAGCGGCAAAACTACCCGGAGCGGCAGCTGGGAGAACGTGCCGCTTGCGCAGATCGTCAGTGACCTGGCTGCGCGCAACGGGTGGAAGCCTGGCTGCACCGTGCAGACCAAGGTGGCCCGCGTCGACCAGCGCAACGAGTCCGATTTCAACTTCATCACCCGCTTGGCCAGGCAGTACGACTGCACGGCCAAGGTGGGCGACGGGCAGCTGCTGGTCATGCCGCGACAAGGCGGCAGCACCCCCGGGGGCAAGGCCTTTGGTGCGGTCACCATCCAGCGCAGTGATGTGAACCGCTACAGCTTCCGCCTGGGCGACCGCACCACGCAGAAGGCCGTGAAGACGCAGCACCAAGACAAGAAAACCGGCGCGCTCAGGGTCGTGGAGCTGGGCAACGACGAAGCGCCTGAAGGCCTGCCCGCTGTGCACACCGACCGCCATATCTACCCTGATAAGGGCGCTGCCGAGCAGGCGGCCAAGGCCCGTTTGGCGGCGTTCAACCGCAGCACCGCCGGCGTGCGCCTGGAAATGCTCGGGCGCACCGACCTGTTTGCAGAACGCTCGATCAACGCCCAGGGCTTCAAAAGCGGGCTCGACGGGGAGTACCTAGTGGACAGCGTGGAGCAGGTGTTTATGCCCTCGGGCTGGTCGACCACGGTCGAGTGCAACGGCGGTAAGCAGGGCAAGGCGAAAGCCAAGGGCAAGAAAAAGAAACAGACAAAGCCGCTGCGCATCGTGGACGTATCTGCGGCGTAGCCCATTAATCACTGGAGATAAGCGATGCCAATCAACGAGAAGCAGTTGTTACAGATCCTCCCGAACGCCGGCCGCAAAGCCGGCGTTTTTGTTCCCGGCCTCAACGCCACCATGGGCAAGTACGCCATCGTTACGCGCCTGCGCATGGCTGCGTTCCTGGCGCAGATCGGGCATGAGTCCGGCCAGCTGCAGTACGTTCGCGAACTCGGCAATGACAAATACCTGGCGAAGTACGACACCGGTCGCTTGGCCCAGCGTCTTGGCAACACGCTTGAGGCAGATGGGGATGGCCAGCTTTATCGCGGCCGAGGGCTGATTCAAGTGACGGGCCGCTCCAACTATGAAGCCTGCAGCGAAGCGCTGTTCGGAGACAGCCGGCTACTAAACACGCCAGAGCTGCTCGAGCACCCGGTCTACGCATCCATGTCGGCAGGCTGGTTCTGGCAGAAGGAGGGCCTGAACAGTCTCGCCGACAAGGGTGACCTTCTGACCATCACCAAGCGCATCAATGGCGGTACCAATGGCCTGGAGGATCGAAAGGCCATTTACGCCCGAGCGCTTGAGGTGCTGCAGTGAGTGGGTGGGTCTCCCGCCTATTGGCTGTCACAGCGCTGCTGCTCGCCTGTGCGGTTGGCGCCCGGGCAGCTTGGGTTTGGCAGGCAAACGCCTACAACGCGCAGCTTGCCAACCAGGCCGACTACTACGGCAAGCAGCTGGCAGAGAAAGATCGTATCAACGGCCTGGAGCGGGAGAGGGCTGCTGCCACCGCGCTCGATCATCTGTCTGCACAACAGCAAGTCCGTCGCGCCCTGGAGGCCCGCCTGCAGGCCCAGGCACAAAACCACTGGAAGGAGATGGAAGATGCCCAACAAACTCAAGCTCGCCTGCGTGACCGGCTTGCTACCACTGATCTGCGGCTGTCAGTCCTTGTCGACTCGGGAGCCGTTGCCCGCTCGGGTTGTGACGGTGGGGTGCGAGAAACCGCCGGCACCGGAGACGTGGTACCTGGCGCCGTTCGCGCCCAACTTGACCCAGCGCATGCTCAACGAATTATCGCCATCACCGATGAAGGCGACCGCGCACTGATCGCATTGCAGGCCTGTCAGGCCTACGTCCGCGAAATCACTAAGCAGTGAAAGAGGCGAGCCGGGGAGGATGCGTCAACATCCAGCCCGGCCCACCGAACCCGCAGACCCTTCCTGCAAGTCCAGCCGTGGCCTCTGCCTTGTGCACAAAGCGCGGCGAGCCTAACACCTGTTTATCCATACAGTAAAGACTTGCATACCTATGACCTCCCCAATCATCCCCTGGATGGGTGGCAAACGCCGCCTGGCCGACCGCTTGATCCCCCTCTTTCCCCCTCATGAATGCTATGTCGAAGTCTTCGCCGGCGGTGCCGCGTTGTTCTTCATGCGTCCCCAGCCCGCGCCGGTGGAAGTACTCAACGATCTCAACGGTGACCTAGTCACCCTTTACCGCGTGGTCCAGAACCACCTCGAGGAGTTCGTGCGCCAGTTCAAGTGGGCGCTCAGCTCTCGGCAGATTTTCGAGTGGCAGAAGATGACGCGCCCAGAGACCCTCACCGATATCCAGCGCGCCGCCCGGTTCTTCTACCTGCAGCAGCACGCCTTTGGTGGCAAAGTCACCGGACAGACATTCGGTACCGCCACCACTGGGCCGGCCATAAACCTGCTGCGCATCGAAGAGAATCTGTCAGCTGCCTGGCAGCGCCTCGCAGGCACCTATGTCGAGAGTCTGTCCTGGCTCGCCTGCGCCGAGCGCTATGATCGAGCACACACGTTCTTCTACATGGACCCGCCGTATTGGCAGACTGCCGGCTATGGCGTCGACTTCCCCATCGAGGAGTACCAGCGCATGGCCGACTTCATGCGCCGGTGCAAGGGTAGGGTGATGGTCAGCATCAACGATCATCCAGACATCCGCCGAGCGTTTGAGGGGTTCCACTTCGAGTGTTTGGATATCCGCTACAGCAACACGAACCACCGTCAGTGTAAGGCGGAGGTAACCGGCGAGTTGGTAATCATGAACTGGCATCCGGCATCACTGGGCAGCCTTTTCTAGGGTGTCCCCTGTAGCTCCGCTCAGGCGGCTCTAGGCTGCGTTGGGTCTGTCGCCGGGCGTTGGCTTGCTGGGCTCGCTTCTCAAAAATAAGCTTGAGAGCCGCAGGGCGATCCTTGGGGTGATGGCATAGTGACATTCTGTCTCAAGCCGTCTAGCATTCATCGCCCCAGCAAGACCTTCGTCCGCTTCCTCCCCCAGATTGGTATATGATTACTTTTTTAGCTCCAATGAATCGCTTGGGTTGGGGTGAGAAGTAGGATAATTCGGTTGGTGGGTCAGCCGATGCGGACTTGTCACTCATAATTAGATGCTCAAGTAAGATCAATACTGTAACTGCGGGACTAAGTGGCCTTGTTTAACTTGAATGAAGATACCGTTGCCTGCCGGCTGGAAAAGCCAAAAAGTCTGCATGAAGTCGCTAGCGACAAGTACTCTCCATTTGTAGAAATGATGCAAGGGCTATTGGTCGTCGATTCTGATATCGAAAGACGTTCGATGATGGATGTTGTTGATATCAACGTTACATGTGCAGCAGAAGAGCTGATACCTCATGATATTCGGGCTAGCCAAGGAATCTTCTTTACCGGGGATAAAATTGCTGAAAAGATAGCATTGTCTTTGTCCGCCGAGATTGTCAAAGGCGCTTCATTTTTTGATCCATCTTGTGGTGCGGGTAATTTGCTCTTGGCTGTTGCTAAGTCCTTCCCTATAAAGGATCGTTTGATAGATACAATTGTGTTTTGGGGCGGGCGGTTTGGTGGGTGCGATTTAAATGAAAGCTTCATATTGGCAGCAAAGCTTCGCCTAGTCGCTTTGGCATGTCAGCGGCATGGGCTCCAAAAAATCTCCACATCAGATCTAAACAGATATCTCCAATTCTTCTCTTTTTTTCAAATTGGGGACTATCTTGGCACCGAGTTGGGCGCGGATTTTGACTGCGTAGTAGCGAATCCACCATTCGGTCATATAACTGCACCTCATGGAGTTGATTGGAGTACCGGCAAGACTCAGCAAGCAGGCGTATTTATTGCTCAGGCACTGCGTACGGCGAAAGTTGGACAAAAAATTGCTGCAGTACTACCTGACGTACTTCGTAGCGGTACTCGTTATCGTAAGTGGCGAGACCTGGTAGAGAGAAATTCGCTTATCACAGCACTAGATGTCTACGGGCGGTTTTCTAAGACAGTGGATGTCGATGTTTTTTTGCTCTCCGCCATTGTGGGGGAAGGGTCGGTGCAGCCTCATGTTGATGTATGGCAATCTGTAATTAGTAATGACTCGCCTGCATATGTGAAGTTGAAAGAATTATTTGAGGTGCGAGTTGGGCCGGTAGTGCCGCATAGGTTGGAAGGTGCCGGGCAGTCAACTCTTTATTTGACCACGCAAGAGGCTCCTCCATTTTCAGTAGTGACTGAATTGCCAGAGATAAATTTCTCCGGAACTTTGTATTTACCGCCATTTGTCGTAGTTAGAAGGACTTCAAGCCCAAGCGATAGAAGTCGATTGGTCCCGTCGCTGGTTCAGGGTGTGAAGCCGATTGCAGTTGAAAATCATCTCCTGATCATAAGTCCGAAAGATCGGGATGTTCGAAAGTGTCTGCTTTTGATGGATGAATTTCGGGAGTCACGAATTAACGACTGGTTGAACTCTGTTAGCCGTTGCCGGCATTTGACTACAAAGATTCTAGCGGATATCGACATCGTCAGGGAGCGCTATGAGTAGTGTGCATTTCAGATTCTCTCCAAATATTTTAGTTCGGCTCGGTGAGGAGCTAAACCAAGGTGCGGATCAGAGTATATTGGAGTTGATCAAAAACTCCTATGACGCGGATGCTACTTCGTGTGTAGTAGAACTTACAGATACAGGATTGCCAGGTGGTAAGATCGTTGTAACTGACGATGGTAATGGCATGTCTTCTGCTAATATCAGAGATTCTTGGCTGGTTCTGGGTAAGTCAAGTAAGAACAGTCATCAAACCACGGTATTAGGTCGTACGCCTTCGGGTAGTAAAGGGTTGGGGCGCCTTGCTGCGTTACGCATGGGGAGGACTGTTAATCTTGAGTCCACCACGGGCGATAAAGGTGTCACGAGCGTATTGAAGGTCAACTGGGATGATTTCGATACCGCAAATACAGTTGAAGACGTAGATCTCAAAATTGAAGAGGGCAAGTACGGCCGGCCTGCAGGCACTCGTACCGAGCTCACTGGGTTAAGGTCAGCTATACGCAGTGAGGATTTAAAAAAATTAGCACGGATAGTGCTGATGCTGACGGACCCTTTCGAAGATAAAGTTTCAGGCTTTAAGGTTGAGCTGAAGGCACCGGAATTTGCTGAGGTGGAAAAGCTCCTTCGGTTAAAATATTTTGAATCTTCAGAATATCATCTCTCAGCTAGTGTTGATGAAAATGGCCTGGCAACGGCTGAGATTCTTGACTGGCAAGGGAAAGTTCTGCACAAAGGCGGGCATGATGATGTTCGCAACAAGAAGGGTGCGCCATTGTTCAAGGCCCCTAAGTGTAAGTTGGATTTTTGGGCTTTTCTCCTAAAGAAAGAAAGTTTTGTTTCCGGTAAGTCGGTGAATATCGGTGATGTCAAGGAGTGGTTGCGTCACTTCGGCGGCGTTCATGTCTATCAAGATGGTGTGAGGGTTTCACCCTACGGTGGGGCGGGTGATGACTGGCTTGGAATCAACCTCATCCGTACTCAGAATCCAGAAGAGCGCCCTAGTACAAATAACTCCATCGGAAGGATATCTCTTAGCAACAAGGGACGATATGTTCTCACTCAAAAGACTGACCGTTCAGGATATATAGCGGATGAATGTTTTTCTGAGTTGAAAGACTTTGCAATAGAAAGCCTTGACTGGATGGCAAGGTGGCGCCTCTTTCACGCAGAGCGGAGGCGTCAGGCTGAGCGGAGTAAGGTGCCGTCAGTTGCAGTAAAAGAGAAAGAGAAGGTTAGCGACCTAATTCAAGAGGTTCCCGTGCGGATGAGGGGCAGAATTAATGCTGCTTTTAATCAATATGCTAAAACTCGAGATCGAGAAGCAGATAATCTTAAAAAAGAGATTCAGCTTTATCGTACCTTAAGTACTGCTGGCATAACGGCGGCAACCTTTGCGCATGAATCCCATGGGAATCCATTAAAAGCAATCGAACTTGCAACAACTGCAATTGAGGTTCGCCTCAATGCTTATGCGCCAGAAGATAAGCGTGCCACTGTTTTAAGTATTATAAAAAAGATTCGTATAGCGCTTGATGCCTTGTCGACACTCAGCTCGGCCACCCTAAGCCTTGTTAGGGTCAATAAGCGTCGCGTAGGTCGAGTGGATATAAATTCGGTTGCCAAGCAAATTGAGGTAATGATGCGTCCTTTTTATGAGGCGCGCGACACTGTTCTAAAACTCGAGTTATGCCCATCTAATCCCTATTTGAGATGCTCGGAAGCAGCGCTGGAGTCAATATTCACCAATCTATTGAATAATGCCTTGAATGCGTTTCGCCGCGGGGGTACTGACAATCGCCAGATCGTGATTGAAACAAGAACGGATGGTCAGAATTGCATCATCTCGGTTTCTGATTCGGGGCCGGGGATTGTGCAGCAAAATATTTCAGAGATTTGGTTGCCAGGCATTTCCTCTGATCCCGATGGGACTGGGTTAGGACTAACGATCGTGCGCGATACGGTTAAAGACCTAGGTGGGACAGTAGAGGCAATACCCAATGGTGCACTTGGTGGTGCTGAGTTTGTAATTAATTTGCCGGTGGTGGGTCAGTAAATGCACGCTATAAAAATTCATAATCGTGAAATATCTAGGATTCTGCTTTTAGATGATGATCCTAATATTCGGGGGTTGTACGAGTACAGTCTCGAAGATATGAATGTCGCCACTGAAGAGGTGGAGGTCGTAAGTAGTGTCAAAGCTTTGCTTTCTCAAATAAACTCGGCGGATGGTTTTGTTTGTGATCTTAATTTGAATAGCAGGAAGTACTCTCCGGTTAATGGAGATGTTATCGTGTCTGCTCTTTATGAGCAAAAAAGTCCTGCGGTCCTCTGTTCCAGGGATGTTGATAATGTTTCCTCAGTGCGTAGATTGCGCCATTCCATTCCGTGTGTTTTAGAAGCCCGGGATTTGAATGCGGATAATGTGCGAACTGCTTTTGAGATATGTATAAAAGAGTTTGCTGGTGAGTATAGTGTTTTTAGAAAGCCTTGGCCGACACTAGTACGGTTTGAAAATATCGTATTGCAGACTAACGATGCTGTTCGAGTGGCTGTGGTGATTCCTGGCTGGGACTCGCAGCGCCTAGTCGAAGTCGACATAACTAAGACAGATGGTGAGATTTACAAGAATGTTCTTCAGGCCTTTAAGTCGGGCGAAGTATTTCGCTGTAGGGCTATTGTGAATCTTGAGGTGGAAACCTCGCGGGATCTTTATATCAAGGATTGGAATCTGGGTTGATGTCGAAATTAACGATCATCGATGTTGGGCATGGGAACGCGGCGGTATTATCCGACGCCGGTAAAGTTGTAGTTGTAGATACTGCGGGTAAGACGCACCTTCAACGATTTCTTGATCAAGCAGAGCTTACTCAACTAGATTTGGTTGTTATTTCGCATACTGATGCTGATCATTTGGCTGGTTTGATAAATTTGCTGTCCAATCCAAAGTACTTGGTCAGAAAGCTTATTATTAATCCTGATTCGATTAAAGCATCAATGCTGTGGGAGGATGTGCGGTATTTGATTGATGAGCAGATGCGAAACAGTCAGCTAATGGTCGAGTATGGAATTAGTTCGTGCAGTCCATATCAGTGGTGTGCGGTTACTGATGACCTACATTTGCAAATAGTTTCCCCCTCTCCTGCGATGGCATTGTCGGGCCCTGGACAAACGCTGCCTAAGGATGGCCGAAAGCTAACTAGTAACTCTGTGAGTATCGTGCTTAGGGTTATGTTTAAAGGGGAGCCATTGGCTCTGCTCACGGGGGATATGGATAGGATAGCTCTAGATCAAATTCTCAAATATTCAGTTGAGGTCAGTGCTAAGTATTTGGTTTTCCCTCATCATGGAGGTTTACCAGGTGAGGGAAGTGCAGAATCCTTTACAACTGATTTGCTGGGGGTTGTGCAGCCAGAGTCAATTATTTTCTCAAATGGGCGTGTTAAATTTAATAATCCGAATCCCGAAATTGTGGGTTCGGCGTTGCGCTTGATTCCGACTGTTAATATCATGTGTACGCAGCTTTCAAAGACTTGCTGTGAGAATCAAGTGGCGAGGGATGATTATCGTCCTCTGAGCTATTCGGCCGGCGGTGATGATAGTCTTTTCTGTGCAGGAACCGTCGAGATTGATATGCATACACGTAAGCTGAATGAAGTTTTTGCGGCAGCTCATCAGAATTTTGTTGGCGGGTTGCCTAATTCTCTCTGCGGAAAAAGGTCTTGACATGGACAGTGGTTACTAGTCCTTCCATTTTTAATATTTTGTTTCCAAAACTGGATCTATAGCTGATGACCAGGGCGGACAAATTTCCCCCCGCAATTCGCTGGGAGGTTTCGCTCGTAGTGTTGGTGAAGGCCTCAACATAAAATATTCGACCGTCAAGCATAACTTTCGCTGGGCAGTCATATCTCATAGTTCATGACAGGGCTCAGCAGGGTAATTGGTACAAAATGGTACCTCCTCAGAACGTCTTCGCTGACTGCCGCGTGTTTAATGCTCTCTGAGCAAAGTACGTCCAAGCCTCATCCGCGGTGCTGTGACGCAACAGGGAGTGGCTCGGTTGCCTGATGAAGCATAGGAAGCGGTGAGCAGCTTTGCTGATTCAAGCCCGTAGGCGCTCGATCCCGGCCGAGATTGCTTCCGCGTGGATGTCCAGCGTCATCATGGCCGCCATAACGTTGTCGTGGATGTGGGTGGAGCCACGTTGACTAACCCAGAGGGACAGCTCTTCCAGTGCTGCTCTGATGGCGGTTTGGTTGAGTAGCAGCAGCTCCAGGGTGTCTGATGTGATTGCGGCTTTCTCGTCCATGATGCTCTCTTAGTACCGTTGATATTTAGGGCAAATTTAGGGCAGATTCTGGGACGCTTGAGACCAGAACGGGCCGTCTGCTCAGGCGAGGATAGCCGTTTTTACTGGCCTATAGTGGCCTGTCGAGCATGTCGGGCGGGTTCAAATCTCTATCTATGACTACTAATGTGCCTATAGTCGTAACGGAGGCGATAGATGATGAAAAGGCTGGAAACCATGATCATGCCGGGCGATCCGTCGATGTTTGAGGTTGCTGACGCGTTACGTCGGTATCAGGGGACTCAAGCAGCTGGCAGTCCGGCCCAGTAAGTGGAGCGTTGTCGCCTCATGGGTCGGTAGCGGAAAGTCGCGATCGGCAGCTATCGACCCAAAGCGGTCGTTCGGCACCGGCAGAAACGGCCACAAAAACAGCCACCCACGTAAGACTGCTATAACCCACATTGGGCATTAACTCATACGTGAGTGGCTGCGCCCTATCGATGGAAAGGCTAGATCTCGCACTCTGCCGCTTCATTAACGACTTCTTGTCTTGACTCCGTGGACGCAAGCTGCAGGACTTTCCAGTTATCTTCGTGAAGTTTGACCCTGGAGTCCATCGATCTCTGACTCATTGTTAGGGTTCTTTTCCCCCCCGCCCTCAATTCATTCGGCGCAGAGAGAAGAGCATCAAGTTCCGCATACTCAAACACGAAGAACCGACTGCGCGGATTTTTCCTATCAAGCAGAACAACGACGAGGTAGTCGAACCCACCTGCAAAGTTTCCGTTGACTGCTAGCTGGTTTGGCCAATCGATAGTTTTGACTTGAACGCGCTTCGTGCTCTCGTTTGTGACGATTACGACGTCCCATCCCTTTTGGGTTTCCCCGTGAGCCAGATAGGCCTCGATGTTCCTCTTCAACAGTTCGCCAAGAACCAAGTATTCGCCGATTGCGGCAGAGACGGAGCGGTTGTTATTCATGAGAAATGCCTGTGACTGTGAGGCCTAGCTCTGCGGATCGTCAGATGCGTCCGAGCTCAGCTTTTCAGACATTGAAGCATTTTTCAGTTGCCGCAACAACTTAGGCCTGCCAGATATCCCCCTTGGTCCTTCGGTGATGACTAAGTGTTTTTCTGTTTTTTCGTGAAAACACTGAATCAACTGCGCCAAAGTTTTCCCAAAGCAGCTCATTAGGATATTTAGCTCTTTTTTCCTAATATCTAGAAAGGCATCTAGGTAATCTGACGTCACTATGTCAATTATCGTACTTAAGTTACGCCCCTCGTTTCCCGCCCAGCGCAAACGAGCATGATTGATATGTTCTAGTCTCAACTCATCGCTGTCAGAGGCATACGTAGCTTCAAATAGGCTTCCGTCAATTACAATTACTGGTAGAGCGATCACTGCCAAAAGATGATCCTCTGGCTTAAATTCATAGTCATCGTAAGCTCTGGTAATATTTAAGCAGTTTGAGACCACTCCTTGTACAGCTTGATAAAACAAATCATTTCCTTTTGAAAAGGCCTGCCTTCCCGAGAATGAAAAACCATCTTCTCTGAACATATCTAAGCTTTTAAGCTCTTCACTTCCGGCGGCTACCCAAGTAACAGCTTGCCCGGCAGATGAAGATATCAATTGAGCTGCCAAAGCCGACGACGCACATCGTTTCTCGTCTTTGAATAGAACCCAAGGCTTATCTTTACTCCACTTGCATTCAACTACATGTTCAATTCGCAAAAATGAACGACCAAGTGGGCGATTTGCTGTTGCAAGCACATCAACTTCTCTGACTTTGCCATCTTTGTCTTTTGCAAAGTGGCTTTGTTCTACCGAAAATCTTCTTTTCTTAAACTTATGAGCTGTAGAGAACTCCAGGGGGTAGCCTTCCATCTCTACCCATTGTTTTACCTTATCGCCCAAAGCAATTTCCAT